ATACCTGGCTGGAGACGGCCCGGGAAAGCAGGTACTCGCCGGATCCTTTTATTCCTCCTTAGCTCAGCGGTAGAGCATTCGGCTGTTAACCGAAGGGTCGCTGGTTCGAATCCAGCAGGGGGAGCCAACCTAGAACGCAGTTATTGATACAATTTCTTGTATTGATAACTGCTTTCTTTTATTTTTGAGTTTATTTTCTGTCCGGAATGGGTAGCGAGATTTCGCTGCCGTCTTTGAAGCGGTAAAGCATGGTGTTATCGTTCTTCACTGTTACTGTGTCCACAGTACTCATCCAGAGCATATTTGTGAACTTGACGGGCAGGATGTCATCATCAAAGATGGCGAACATAAAGCCACTCAAGCTTGAGCTCTGATGGTTCTTTTCCTCGATGGCGGACTCCAATTCCTCAAACTCCGCCTGTAAGGCTTCATAGCGTTCCACCTGCGTGTCATAACGTTTCTGGTAGTCCTCCTGATCAAGGGCACGGGTGGAATTCTCGTTTACAATCCGGGAAATGATTTCCGCCACTACCTCCATCTCCTGAGTAAGCTCTTTGAGTCTGGTTTCTTCCTCGGAGCAGTCGGTTAATTCATTGCTCACTTCTCGGCAATGGACAAGGAGCTTTTCTTTATCGGCTAAAAGCAAGCTTAATGCCTCTACAAAGGATTCTTGAATTTCGGACTCGTAGAGATGCGGCGTGCTGCACTTTTCCTCGTTCTTGAACTTGTCATTACACTGCCAGACGGTTCGCTTGTATTTCGTGTTGGAATGCCAGACCTTCGAGCCGTAGAAGGCACCACAGTCGCCACAGACGAGCTTGCAGGAGTAAGGCGTGCTGTTGCTGTAATAGGTCTCCAGGTTTACTCTTCTGGCGTACTCCGCCTGCACAAGGTCAAATTCGTCAGGCTCGATAATGGCCGGATGACTGTCCTCTATGTAGTACTGCTGTACTTCGCCTTCATTCACTTTCTGTTTCTTCGTGAGAAAATCCACTGTATATTTCTTTTGTAACAGGGCGGAACCCCGATATTTTTCATTTTGTAAAATACTGTCGACTGTGCTGCTATACCATTTTTCTTTGCCCGTTGGCGAGAGAATCTTCTCTTCCTCAAGCCTTCTTGCAATCCCGTAAGGCGTCATGCCTTTCATGAAAAGACTGTAGATATAGCGTACGATCTTTGCTTCTTCCGGGACAATCTCGGGCAGTCCGTTTTCGCCCTTTCTGAAGCCCAAAACGCTTTTGTAGGGCATCATGACCTTGCCGTCGGAGAACTGCTTCCTGATGCCCCAGGTGACGTTCTCCGAGATGGAGCGGCTTTCCTCTTGTGCTAAGGAACTCATAATCGTGATGAGGAGTTCCCCCTTGGAATCAAGGGTATAGATGTTTTCTTTTTCAAAATAGACCTCGACCTGCTTTTCTTTCAGCTTCCTGACATAGGTTAAAGTATCGACTGTGTTTCTGGCAAAGCGAGAGACGGACTTGGTGATAATGAGGTCAATCTTGCCGTTAAGAGCGTCGCTGATCATCTCCTGAAAACCTTCACGCTTCTTGGCGTTTAAGCCGGAGATACCTTCATCCGTATAAATCCTCACAAACTCCCAGTCGCTCCTGCGTTTGATGTAGTCCGTGTAATAGCTGATCTGCGCTTCGTAGCTGTTAAGCTGCTCATCGCTGTCTGTGGACACACGGGCGTAGGCGGCAACTTTCCTTTTGCCAATTTTCCCTTTAAGCGAAGTGCCGGGCAGATTCTTCTTCGCTTTGATGACCGTAACTTTTCTATTTCCCCGGCTCATTTCAGATTCCTCTCTTTGTTTTTCCTACTGACTTCTGCCCGCATCTCCGCTGTCCAGGACTCCGAGCGTGACCTGTCCTGCCAGCTGTATTCTTTTTCCTTGCCGTTTTTGAGGACAATCCTGACCTTGTTTGCTTCCGAGATGATGATTTCCTTCACTTTCTCTCGGAAGATATCGCCATCGAACTTGGCGAGATGCAAAGCCTTGGCGGCCAGCTCCTCCAAGATCCGCTCCGGCACGCCTTTCATGGAGCACTTGTAGTCCTTGCATCTTAGGTTTGCCGCACAGCGCCAGAAGACTTCCGTCCTGGTCTTTTTGCGGTTAAAGCTTGCTCCGCAATCTCCGCAGCGGATCATCTTGCGGAAGGGATATTTTTGTATGGTCTTCGGCGGATACTTATTCGATGTACGGCGTTTCACTTCCTCTTTTGCGGCTCTGTAAGTTTCTTTGTCAATAATCCCTTCATGCGTATTCTCCGCCAGATAGAAGTCTCTTTCTCCCCGGTTGATGTGCGTCTTTGAACACACGGCATCATCCTTATAGGTCTTTTGGAGAAGGGCGCCGCCTGTGTGCTTTTCGTTAAAGAACCTCGCAATATCGCCCGGTTTCCATTTGCCGCCAAGCTTCTTCGGGATGCCGAGGGCATTGAGCTTCTCTGTAATCTCGCCGCTCTGCATCCCGGAAATGTAATCCCGGTAAATCATGCGAACGACTTCGGCTTCCTCATCGTTAATGACGAGTTTTCCATCGATGAAGTCATAGCCGTAGAGATGCGCCATACCGACGATTTCGCCCTTTTCAAACCGCTTCTTAATGCTCCAGCGGCTGTTTTCTCTGGCGGATAAGCTCTCTTCCTGAGCGAAGGAAGCAAGGAGTGAGAGCATAAGTTCACCGTCCGCTGTAAGGCTGTTAATCTTCTCCCGTTCGAAATAGACAGCGATACCAAGGTCTTTCAGCTCCCGCACTGTTTCAAGAAGAAGCAGTGTGTTTCTGGCAAAGCGGGAGATGGACTTGGTGAGGATTACATCAATCTTTCCAAGCCTTGCATCATCCAGCATCCGCTGGAAATTTTCTCTTGTTTCTCTTGTACCGGAGATACCTTCATCGGCATACACGCCGACATACTCCCAGTCCGCCCTTTGCTGAATAAGCTTGCTGTAATAGCTGACCTGGGCCGAGAGGGAGTGCAGCATGGCATCTTTTCCTGTAGACACACGGGCATAGGCAGCGACCTTTGTTTTTGTTGTTTCCGCATTCTTTTTAAGCGGCAATTTTTCTACCTTTCGCATTCTCCACCTCCTCTATATAGGTATGTATATACATCACTCAGAACGCCTTATTTATCAAGGTCATAGCGGAAAATACTTTTCTCGGAAAGCCCGCTTTTTTCAGCGATGATTTTCTCCGCTTCCCGGATAAAGGACTCGTCCATTTCCTCCTCTTCATAAAGGGAAAAGAGGAGCGCCATCAGCGATTGGTAGCAAAGGACATTCTTTTCTAAATCTCTCTTTTCCATAGCATCACCTGTTTGAAAAATCGGCTCGGGAACCGGGATGTATCGACACAAAGCTCCCGAGCCTTAACCCTAGTTTTAATCTAGACTTCTTGTCTGAACCCTATGCTGAACATAGAGTTATTTGCCAAGCCTAAGCAGGACTTAGGCTTATTGAACCGTGAGCATGCGAACGGCATCCTGCCTTATGAGTTTTCCGTCCAGGCGCTCATAGGCGGCATAGCCGACTTGACCTTCGCCTGTGAAAAGCTCGAACAAGGGCTTAATCGTCAGTTCCTGCCTCTGTAAGAGCCAGTAGTAGGACAGATCACCGATGAGAATCGGCTTTGCTCCGCTTGCGATGTTAGGCATATACGGGCTGATAAGAACGGGTTTTCCGAAGAGCCTATCTTGACCATGTTCCCAGAAAGGATGGCCGTTTTGGTCTTTTAACATCCGAAGCGTGAAAGCAGTCTCGTCGTTCATAATCCAGACGGCATCGTTCCGGTATTCCGCTGCCAGTGAGAAGTAGAGCGTCACCACATCGTCAAAGGTGATCTGACCTGCTCCCACCGTTGATACGGTATCGGCACTATTTAGCAGTCCCAGCGGCTCGTCTTGTCCCGTTCCTGTGAGCAGGACTTTCTCCTCTGCACGGGCAAAGCGTCTGGCAAATTCCCGCATGAGGTAGGTGTCAAGATCAAACTTCGTATCGCTTATGAACTGTTGGGAAAGTTTACAGAACGATGCAATCTTGAAAGAACCATAGGGAATCTTGGTGATGCTGTCGGAGTCCACCGGGTAGAGCTGGCCATCGCCCGTTACTTCCGCCGTACCTGTGGAAGCGACAGCGATAATCGTACCGTCTGTCCGGTCAAGAGCGATTTTCGTCGCATACTTCCTGAACAGGCAGTCCTTTTCCATCGCCTGATAGAACTTGTCCGCATCGTAGCCCGGCATGAGATAGCCGCCGCTTGTCGTGTCCAGGCCTTCTTTTAAGGCGTTACCATCTTTGCTGCGGTTACGCAGCATGTCTTGAAATTCTGATTTGTAAATGCTTGTGTTTAACATAGGTAAATTCCTCCTAAAATTTGTTTGGGGTTAATCCCCCGTTTGAATTGAACTTTTTTTGTGCGAAGCCCACCGCCCGTTGCACGAGATTCTCTTTGTAGAAATTCCCATTCCCCCTGGGATCAGGGCAGAGGTTCGCCGTTTGGAGCGGTGAAGCCCCGTCTTTTGCAGTAGTCCATCGCTTCCCGGTATGTCCTGAAGTGCAGCGATGTCCAGCCGAAGCAGATCCGCCAGTTGCAGGGACTTGCTTCCTTGCTCTGGTAGACAAAGACCGGACGCCGGTACAGGTCTTTTAGCTGGCAGTAGAAGCGGTATTTCTTGTTATCAACGACAGTCGGATTTTGTTCTGAAAATTCCTGCATATCCAATTCCTCCTTTCCTTGCTGATTTTTCTTGCTTTTTGCTCAGGGCGGGCGGCACGTTTGTCCACAGCGTTTATTGCTTGAATGTGTCTTCCTACTTTCCCCTTGGACAGAAAGGCAGGTTTTGAGTAATCCTTGACGGATTAAGCTGAACTTAGGCCGTTTGCTTTTACACAGTTTCGGGAGAAATCTGCTTTGTAGCAGCTTGTAGCAGGATTTTCTATATACCTCTCTATTTCGTCTAAATAGGGGTAACTGAAAAAACCTGCTACATCCTGCTACAGACCGTGTGTTCATGAGAGAAACTCCTCCTCTGCATTCAGCCTGTAGCTTAAAAGCAGTGTGGTAGGATTGCCGCCCGTCTTCGGTCTTTTCCTCGTGACATTTGCCACCTTACGAAGCTCGTGATTAAAGTTCCGATTGTTTTCAGGGAAGAGGCCGTTTCTTACACACCAGGCGCGATAAGCGTCGTAGACTTCGGCTGTTCTTGTTTCCGCATCCGGATCTTGAATTAATACCTCTTCCAAAAATTGCATGACCTTGTTGCTCTCACGGGCGTAGCTTTCTGTAGACTCAAGCACAGCCTTGGGCGGCCGTAAGCCCTCAACGCATAAAAGCCGGTAGCCTTTGATCAGCCAGTTCAAAATGGCGCTTTGCACATCGGATTTTGCGAAGCGTTCTTTCAGGCTCTTATCCTGTTCCGATTCAGAAAAGTGTCGGTCAAAGGGGATGATGAGCACCCTGCCGCTTGAAAAGAGTGTCATGTCGTTTACAGCAGGCAGATAGTTGGTGTTGATGTAAATCTTGAACTGCGGCTCGAAGTCAAAGCTGTTCTCATGGAGGAAGCGGGCGTTCAGGGTGTCGTTTCCGGTCATGGTTTTGACCTGGGCGGCATTTAAGAGAAGTCCTCGTCCCGGCTCCGAGATATTGGCTAATCGGATACCGACCAGCCTTGCGATATCCTCGCTCGGTGCCTGGCTGTTTGAGAAGCGTTTCTGGGCGATGGTTTCAGGCCTGACGGCTTTGCCGTAGTCGCCCAGAACCTTGAGAACGCTTTCCATAAGCGTTCCCTTGCCGTTGCGGCTGGTCTCGCCATAGAGGAAGAAGAGGCACTCATGCCGGGTATCTCCCGTGACGGCGTAGCCTAAAGACTTTTGCAGGAACTTCGCCTTTTCCTGATCACCACTCATGATCTCGTCGATGTACTGCTCAAAACGCTCCGAGTGAGCTTCCGGCAGGTAGGATGCTCCTGCGATTTTGCTTAAGAAGTCCGAAGCCTTGTGTTCATGAAAGTGCATCGTCCTTAAATCGAGCGTGCCGTTTTGACAGTTCAAGAGATAGCGATCCTGGTCAAAGGTCTTAAAAGGCAAGGGATAGACGCTCTGGGCTTCTTTGAGATAAGTTTCTCGGAATCTCCTCTGCTGCCATTTACCGCATTCTTTGAGGAAGTTCGTCCGCAGATGCTCTTCGTTGATGGTGAGGGCGTATTGCAGGAGACTGTCCGCTAAACTCTTACAAAGTTCCATCGCCTTCAGGCTTCCGACATCCGACTGCCAGCATTTGCCGCTGAAGACGTACCATTTCTTTCGCTCCGGTACGAAGCGGCAGATGTCCTTGTACACATCGGCAAAGAGCCTGCCGAAACCAATATCGCCGAAGCGGTAACGGGGATTGTTCAGAAGGTCAAAACTTTGTAGTTGACCGGAGATGTTGTTGAAGTCATCTGATGCTGATGAGACACGGACGGGCGTATAAAAGGACATACAGGACTTTACGGCTCGTTCGAGTGTAGACTTGCGGTAATCGTCCCGCTCCCACTTATCCCGCATAAGCCCGGACTGTCTGAAGATGCGATCCATCTGTTCCATATCTCCGCCGCACCAGAAAGCGAGCATGGAGCATAGGGCAAGGTCGGCTTCGCTCGGGCTGGCATAGCCGCTTATATCGCCCTGCCAGAGCTTTAGGAACTTTGCCTTTTGCCTGCTTTTTTGTGCCTTTTGGATGACGGATTCGTCTTCAAGGTAGCTGCCGGGAGCTGTGCGCTGAGGCGAAGATAACTGTTCCTCTCGCTTCATATAGCGGTCAAGGATCAGTTGCAGTTCCTCATCCCGGTATGCCGACTCTGTTTGATGGATGATGTTTCCGGTCAAGGTAACGAAGCGGTTTGTCACACCCGGCACATAGACCTCCAGACCGATTTTGCGATTATTGATGTAGTAGCGGGATTTATCGAAGGTGAAATCCTTAACTTTCAAAATGATGCGGACGCCCTTCCCCGACGGGCTGTACTCCGTATAGGAATCAAGAGTGTGGATAACATCCTCCGCCAGCTCTGAGAGTTCGCCATTTCTGACACAGTCGTCGATGTCCACAGCGGAAAAGGGAGAGAAAACACCCATGCCGATGCCGTCATACTGGGGCACGGTTTTTATGATTTCTTCAAAACTCGTGAAATGCTGGATGTTCCTGCTGCTTGCCCGCTGCCCATTCACCTGGTAAGGCACTTTCGTCCGCCTGTCTTGTTGCTGCTCATAACGCCAGAGACAGAACCTGCCGTTTGTTTTTATGTCTTTTGCTATTTGCTCGTACATGTTTCACCCTGCTCTATCTTGTATTGAGGAAAATTTCCCTTCACCTTCCCCTTGGACAAAGAGGGCGATTTTGGGCAACTTCTTTGACAATTTGTTTTGTTCATGCTTTAACCCGCTCTCTTTTTGTATGGAGGGAGAACTCCCTTCACTTTCCCCTTGGACAGAAGGAATGGTTTTGAGTAATTTTTCTGACGACCTATGTTGAATCTAGGGCGTGGGATTTCTCCTCTCACTCTGAAGGCAGGAAAAGGGTGCTTTTGAACGGGCAAGAGAAAAAGTTTTTGCAAAAAGCAAAACGCCCTAAGCTGAACTTAGAGCGTCGATACCTAACACACTTGCGGGGGAATTTTTGTTTTGTAGCAACTTGTAGCAGGATTTTCTATATAGTCCTATATTTCGCTTAAATAGAGAGAACTGAAAAAACCTGCTACATCCTGCTACACACCCGTGTGTTTGTGTAGGAGCAAAATAAAAGCAGGCAGATAATCATTTCCTCATAGAAATATTCACGCAAGGATGATAGAATAGTCATAGTTGCTAGAGAGCGAAAGGAAAATCTTATGGCAGTATCCTATGATAGGTTATTTCATCTGTTAATCGACCGGCAGATGAGCAATTCTGAGCTCATTAAAAAGGCCGGTTTCTCCGGGAATGTAATGACGCAGATCAAACGCAGAAAATACATATCGCTTGACAGCATTGAACGCATCTGCCGAGCGCTTGATTGCGGTGTGGATGATATTTTGGAATTTATTGATGAGGGTGATGAAGCATGAACAATGAGGCATATACAGATCTTTGGGTATTTCAGCTATTAAGAGAAGCAGGACTTTCTCTCTACCCACAAGGAAGTAATATCAAAGAAATACAGGATGCATTGCGAACTGCTTCTAAAAGAGGTACGGGCTCGGTCGGTTTTCCAGAATATACAGGCGTCGTAAAAGATTATTTGCTTGTGATTGAAAATAAGGCTGACCTTTCTTTGCATGAGAGACGAAATGGAGAAGGCCTTATTTCCGATGATGCAGATTCAATTTGCCAATTTGCCGTGAACGGTGTTCTGTTTTATGGCAAGCATTTAGCAGAACATACGAACTATAAAAAGATTTTTGCTATTGCTGTATCTGGCAATGAAAAAAGGCATCGCATTACGCCGATTTTTGTTGACGAAAGAGGTCATTATATAGAATTGCCGGATGTTGAAACCTTTATCTCTTTTAGTGAGAAAAATATCGACGAATACTACACGCGCGAGGTTCTTAAAGAAAATACCCATTATGAGAAGCAGACGGAAGAAATTCTGAAAGATGCCAAAAATCTGCATGAAGATCTCAGAAATTATGGCAGTATTCAGGATAAGGACAAGCCGTTAATTGTCTCCGGTATTTTGTTGGCATTAAGTGAGATAGAGCATAGAAACTTCAGCATTGAAAGTTTAGTCGGTGATCCTTTTAACACCGATGGACAAAAAATATATAGTGCCATTGAAGATAATCTTAAAAGAGCCGATGTTTCACCTCAGGTGAAAAGGGATAAGCTTTTAAGTCAATTCTCTGTAATAAAAGATACAACAAAGATCAATGAGATTGAGCCAAGTTTAAATAAAACACCTCTGCGTCACTATACAGAATTTCTATATGACAGTATTTTTAAGAGTATTATCTATAATCACAATTCGGAGGACTATCTAGGGCGTTTTTATGCTGAGTTTATGTCCTATTCTGGTGGCGATGGACAGTCGCTTGGTATTATCCTAACTCCAAGGCATATTACAGAACTTTTCTGTGATCTTTTAGATTTAACACCAAAAGATCGTGTACTGGATCCTTGCTGTGGAACTGCTGGGTTTTTAATTGCAGCTATGCATAGCATGACGAGCAAAACAAAAGATGAACGGGTCAAACAACACATTCGAAAGCACCAGCTATTCGGAATCGAGTTGCAGACCTACATGTTTACTATTGCTACAACCAATATGATTTTGCGAGGAGACGGGAAGAGTAATTTAGAAAGCATGGATTTTCTCGCCCAAAATCCATCTAAACTTCAGAGTGAGTGGCATTGTAATGTAGGTATGATGAATCCACCCTATTCACAAGGATCTAAGCAAAATCCCCATCTATATGAAATTGCCTTTGTTGAGCATCTTCTAGATTACCTTGTAAAGGGAGGTCGTTGTGCGGTCATCATTCCGCAAAGTGCTGTGACCGGAAAAACCAAGGAAGAAAGAAACATCAAGAAAAATATTCTGAAACATCATACGTTGGAGGGTGTTATAACGCTTAACAAAAACACCTTTTATGGGGTCGGAACAAATCCTTGTATTGCAGTTTTTACGAGCGGAGAACCTCATTATCCGGAAAAAATCTGCAATTTTATTAATTTTGAAGATGACGGCTATGTTGTCGCTAAGCATATCGGTTTGGTTGAGACTGCTTCAGCAAAAGATAAAAAGCAACATTTGCTAGATGTTTGGTTTAACCGTATAGAACCGGAAACAAAGTTCTGTGTCAAGACGACCATCGAAGAAGAGGATGAGTGGCTGCATTCATTTTATTATTTTAACGATGAGATTCCAACTGAACAAGACTTTCAAAATACTATTGCCGACTATATCACCTTTGAAGTCAACATGATCACCCACGGACGAGGTTATCTCTTTGGTTTTAATACTGATGAAACATCTAACGAAAATGATCAAGTAAATATTTTGAAGCAAGATACCTATTTGAAAGTTGCCGAAGAGTCGGAGGAATATCATGAATAGACTGTCTCTTAAGGATGTGGAGTGGAAAAGTTTTTTTATAGGCGGAAAAGACGGATTATTTGATATCCAGTCAACCAAAAGCGGAATAGACAAAAACAAGCTAAACGATGAGGCTGGACTTACCCCGTACATTACAAGGAGCGATATCTCAAATGGAATAAATTTGTTTGTTTCTGATGAACAAAATCCCAGATATCAAAAAGACTCAGGTAATGTAATTACCATAGGGTTAGATACTCAAACTGTATTTTACCAAGCAAATTCGTTTTTTACAGGTCAAAATATACAAGTCTTGAAAAATAAGTTTTTGAACAAAGAAGTAGCTCAGTTTATTATTCCTCTATTAAAAATTCAGATGGAGAAATTTAATTGGGGTGGCAACGGGGCAACTCTAGGAAGATTAAATCGAACTCGAATAATGTTACCTGTTGACGATAAGGGAATTCCCAACTGGCAATTCATGGAGGACTATATCAAGCAGGAGCAGAAGATCATTGCACAAAAGGTCATCGCTTACTATGAACAGAAAATGCTTGAAACACGTTTCAATTTGGTTGGATTAGAAGATGTAGAATGGAAAAATTTTAAAGTAGGATCTTTATTCGAATTTCAAAGGAAAGCTTCAAAGGGCTTTAATCATTTAGAAACAGCTAACAAAGTGGGTGTCAGTTATTTGGGAGCAACTAATCGTAACAATGGCGTTCTTGATTTTGTAAAGCCTAAAGAAGAACTTATATACAAAGGAAATTGTATTGCATTTATAAGGAATGGTGAAGGTTCTATGGGATATTCAGTGTATAAAAAAGAAGATTTCATAGCTACTCAAGATATATCTGTTGGCTATAACGAGAACCTTAATCAATATAACGGCATGTTTATAACAACTATAGCTGATAGAGTTAGAGGTAAATATAATTTTGGATATAAAAGAAATCAGCAACGTTTAGAAAATGAAATCCTAACTTTACCCATAGATGAAAACGGAAATCCTCATTGGAAATATATGAGTCAATTTATGAAAAATATAGAGACTGACAATATAAATAGAGTACTTGAATATATGTATATTAGTGGTTCAGTTGGAACAAGGAACGGAGATTTTGCAGGATAGTTAGGATAACAGAGTTCAACAATTTATTTTGCTGTGAGAACGATAATAAATGTTGACATGGAAAAGTAAGCTGTCTGGGTATTGGAAGGAGTGATAGTGATATGACAAGTCGCAGGGCAGATGCAACATTGTTTGGTTTCGACTTTCAAGTAAATGCTGCTATCGTTCTTATGTTAGATAATGTACGTGAATTAAAATCGCTTCGTCTTGAAAGTGAATATGAAGATATTGATATTGAATTAGTCTCTGGAAAGCACATTCTTGCTCAAGCAAAAGCAGTAGTGAATAGCAGTTCTGACTGATAAAGCCCTTATAGTTGGTGTAAATTAAAAAAGTGAGTCATGCCCACTCTTTGCTACAATGGTTTTGAAGAAAAATCAAAGTAAGGAGCAGAAC